GAATCAAATCCATCTTTTTCTGCTTGTTCAAGCAAAGAACGTATATATTCGAGGTATTCTTCGATAGTCAAGTCCATGATATAGTTCCTTTTGTTTATAATATAAACTGATTCTAAACGAATGTCAACTGCTTTTAGATTTCTCGGATTGTGTCAAGAATATGTTGATAGTCAGAGTCACCTAGTACTTGAGAGACGAGTTCCTCGAGGCAGTCTTGACTGTTAGATGAGAACTGATAGAGAGGGTTACCACCGGCAGGGCCGTATTCCATGATAAGAAGAGCGGTGCAGCCATGTTCAGTTGCGAACTGATGGACAGTTTCTTGCGAAGCTTCGGCGGAGATATCGAGTTCAGCTACGTACATGATGTATCCTTTCGTTTGATATATACAGCCTATACTGATTCTAAACGAATGTCAACTTATTTTGTACTCTGTTCTACAACTCTTTTTCTAAGACCGCTTGAACTGAAACGATGATCGCGCTTGTTAAAGTGCAGTTGAATTCCTCTGCGCTTGCAGATCTCGCGGCCAGTAAAGTCTTTGTCTTTGTACTCTTCTCCAAGAATACGAACATCGATAGGATACATAGCTAGAATATCTTCAAGATCCTGCTCTGAACGGTAAACGATGATTTCATCTGCGTACTTTACTGCTTGTAGTTGAATATATCTTTCGACAAGAGTTTGAACAGGAGCGTTTTTTTCTGGGCGGTCTTCAGACGGATCCACTTGAAGAGCGCAGATAAGATATTCACAGACAGATTTTGCTTCACGGAGCATCATGACATGCCCTGCGTGAAGTAGATCGAAAGTTGATGCAGTGATTCCAATTTTCATTTTTTATCCTCCAATGACATGAGTGAGCGATAGGTGTCAATCCAACTTTCAACACTTACGATTACGTCGCATAATTGAGCCGCGTCATAATCATTACCACCAGGAAAAATCTGATCACCAAAGTAATAGAGTTTTTCGTCCTGATTTGTTCTGATATTACCTATAGCCCGTGATTTACCTTGTCCCTTTTTAAAGATATCTAGACCTGTTTCACCACCGATGTACACATCGATATTATCAAACATATCTAAGATCCTATCACGTATAAGCTTTCTCTCTGTATGTTCAGAGTCCCAAAGTTTATATTGTTCTCTCTGTTCGAGAGTACACTTTCTCCCAGGAATAGAAAAGTTAACCATGCCTTTTCTAAGTTCTATATGATTTCCAGCTTTTTCTGGGAATTTTGACTCTTTGAGTAATTCTTCTAAATAGTCAATGACTGCCTGATGTGGACGCCAATCATTTGAATAGACTAGATAGTCTTTATTCCATACTTCATTACCAGCGCAATTGAATGATAATTGCGCTGAGTTGAATATTTTTTCGCCAACCTGTTCTACAGTCTTTGGTTTATCACTTCCTGTAACAAAATAGACAGGATTAGTTTGACAAAATTTTTCAAAAAACTCTGCAAATTTATCGTCTATTTTTTTTCTAGATGGCGTTAATGTACCATCAACATCAAAAACAAATTTTCTAATCAATTTTATTAAATCTTCCTTATCCAATGTGTACAATCATCATGCGGGTCATCGACATGATTGCAGTCAAAATATTTTATCTCTTCTTGAGAGTCTCCATTATTTGGAGCTTTTCCGTATCTGAATACCAGAACCAACTTGAGATTTCTTCCTCTGTTCGCTTACATCCGACGCAAATACCATCTTGTAAACGACACGCCCGTATGCACGGAGTAATAAGTTTAGGTTTCTTTTTATTCTTTCGTTTCATTCAGGATCGTATACTTCCATCCACCTTTCAAAGGCAATAAAAACTATTTCACCGGCAATCTCTTCAGAGATGTTGTATTTATGCATCAACAAATTTACTGCATCACCAGTTGCATTTTCTGATGTAACTAAAAGTTTGCCTAAAATTTCATACGCTGAATTGATTAGTTCTTCGTCAGTATTCATCACAATGATTCCTTTTCACATGTTTAATATAATCACTGTATTATTATTTGTCAACCCCAAGAAACGGAAGGTGGCACATATGATGATATTTTTGCTCTTAGATCTGTTGTAAGTTTTTCTTGGTCTACGGGCTTTCCCGATCTTTTAACATAGAAATACTTAGCATCCTTGATGTACATACCACCTTTGTCGGATTTTGCTACATCAGAGTCAACTTTGACTTTATTGAAAGCAAATACAATATCGCCATCCATGTATTTTTTCAGATCATTTCCCATGTTAACAATATCGTGCATGGTGAGAGAAGCACCTCTGTGTGTGTTGACAAGAATTTCAACTGGAACTTGTCTTGATCTTTCGGTGTTTTGTTTTTTTGCTACTTCAATATCGTTAATAATCCATACCACATGAATTTTTTCATTTTCATAACCAAGTATTTTTACTTGACGAGTTATATTCTGAAGTTTTCTGAGATCTTTGAGTGTCACATCAAAAATCAAGTTTGGCTTCCTATCTGGATGAGCAGTCATAATAGAAGTAAAAATAGTTTGTTTTCTTTTATCATCTAGATTTAGAGCATCACCAATAATTTCATGCAGTTTTGCAACATCATCTGGTTTCTTTAAATCAAGTTTAGAAGGGTCGACACCAAACTCAGATTTAATTCTTTCTATTATTTTTGGTGTTCTCATTGAAAGAGACTTTAATTCATCAACGTCGAAGTTATATCCTTCCGCTCCGATTAGTTTGTCCTTCACGAAACCTTTACCTGATCCAGCACCACCTGCAAGAATAATAACATTTCCAAATTTTGGATATGCTTGTCCTGCAAATGTAATAAGTGCTTCGGTTAAATCAGAAAAAGACTCTTGAATGAACGAATTAAAAGAAAGCATGAAAAACTCCAGTCGTTTTTCACTTATTTATAAAAAGTTCAGGCAGCTTTCACTGCCTGAACCCTTGCTTTAAGCATTCCGTCCTTGATCTTCGTCGTGTTCTTTTCGCCGTTTGGAAAAACATCGGCAAACTTTACAGCGCGAACACGTTCAAAGACTTGCCGAACCTTCATCAGATGTTCAGTAGGTTCATCTTCTGAACCCAAACGTCCATTGTGATCACAGACCCCAACGGCCCATAGCAGCAGAACAACTTCAGGATCACGAAACGCATCCATTTCCATGAACATATTCACAAACGTCTTTGGATTCAGTGTATCCAGTTTGTGCATATGCATGTGAAACCGAGTTGTTCGCATAACTCGATCCCGCATCTTCGATGGAACAGTCAGACGATCACAGAAGTCACGAGCAACTTTCACACCCGACATTTCATGTCCATAATGCTTTGGCAGTTGATCACGAGGAGTCAGACCTTTACCAAAGTCATGCACCAGACACGCCAGTCGAGTCTCCAGATCAAAGTTGCTCTCTGCAGCTTGAGTCAGAACCAGCATCGTATGTTCGTAGGCATCACCTTCAGGGTGCCACCGCCGAGATTCCAGAGCAGTCTTCAGTCGATACACTTCTGGAAACAGCACATGCAGAGCATCGCACTCCAACAGAGTATCAAAGAACAAACGAGGAAATTCCTCTTCCAGAGCTCGTGACAGTTCCTTCCAAACACGTTCAGCGGTCAGTTCATTCAGTACACCACGCTTTGCCATCGAAGCAACCAGAGAAACAGTTTCTGGTGCAACAGTCCATTCCGAACCTAAACGAGCACGGAATCGAGCCAGTCGCAGGACGCGAACAGGATCTTCTTCAAAAGCATTTGAAGTGTGCCGCAGAACTTTATTTTGCAGATCAGTTTTACCGCCGAAGTAGTCATGGACCAAGTAATGACCAGGATTATCTTCCTCTGCTTCGAAAGCCATCGAGTTGATAGTCAGGTCACGACGAGCCAGGTCTTCTTCCAGAGTCACATCGGTTCCAAATTCAGAGGTAAAGCCCAGGTAACCAGTCCCGGTCTTTTTCTCCCGACGGGCGAGAGCATATTCATCACCGGTTTCGGGATGCAGGAACACAGGAAAATCTGCACCGACCTGAGAAAACCCAGCAGCCAGCATATCAGAAGGAGATGAACCAACGACAACATAGTCTCGGTCTTTGGGTTCCAGACCCATCAGCATGTCACGGACAGCGCCGCCGACCAGATATGTTTTCATTGGTTCACCTCTTTTCATAAGACTAATCTATACCGTTTCGGGTTGAATGTCAACCCCCTCTTATTCAAACTCACAGATCAATTCTTCATAGTAATAACAGTCGTCTACATATTCAGGATCATATTGTTTTTCAATTGCTTGTTGAACATGATACTGATGATATGCAAAGTCGCGTTCTGCTTCAAGATGAGCAGCAAGTTCTTGTTCAGGAGTCATAACACAAGCAGAAAGAAGAGCAACAGCAGCAAGAGTGAGATATTTCATTTTGATTTCCTATTATGCAAAAGCGGTATTAAATTCAACCCCACCAAACTTGGTTCGGGTAAATGCACCAGCTTCAAAGAGAGAAGCAATCATTTCAGCATCAGCTTCGTTATTGATGTAATGCTGATCAATATGTTGAGTATTTTCAACAAAGGTCACAGTCCAAGACCAATCTTCAACTTTGCCGCGGCCCTTACGGCGAACTTCAGCCCATTCTTTTTCTACAATTGTAGTACGCATTTTCATTTTCCTCTACCTTATAGAATCAGTATAAACTATTTGAAAACAAATGTCAACTGTGAATCATTCTTTTAATGAAAATTTTTCTAAAATACGTTCTTTGATGTCGTTAAGTGTATCTTCCACATCCCATTCGTGCTCGAGCGCAAGTTTGTGACGTTCAGAAACTACTGAAACGCACTCATTCGCAATCAAACTTGCAAACATTTCAAGAGCGTCAGGAAACTCACGGTTCTCTTGCCAGATTCGCTCTTTGTTTCCGTTTGCCCAAGGTCCTTGAACCATACCAGCTTCTTTGGCAAGTCGCGTGATCATTTCAGACGTCATTCTTTGTCTCCTGTTGATGCTTCAAAAAATTATCCATGTATTTGCGAATGTTCTCAGCTCCAACTGGGTTCTTTGAATGTACTAAATAGTTAAAATTCTCTGGAAGTGAATCACCATCCATGACCATATCACAGAGTTGCTGCGCAATTTCGTAACCAGTTTTCTCGTTCTTACCAAGATCATGATCAAAGCTGATAAGTTTTGGAAGTCCAAACGTCACAACAAGTTCAAGCACATCGTCCCAGTTACGAGCAATGATCCATTCACTGTCTCGATAACTAATTTGATCTTGCCAAGTACCCCACTGCACATCCGTGGGAACTCGTTCGTCATCAATGAAAAGATTGTAGCCCATGTTGTATCTCCATTGCAATATAAATAGACAATATACCAATTCTCCCCATTTGTCAACGGAAATGATATGATAACAAACTATTTTTCACCCCTTGAGTTCGTAGTCACTGTTAAGAGGCTTCCTCATATCGAATTCTTTACACAGAGAACACAGATACCTAGTGTGTCTGCAGCACCGGTTGAAAAACCAACGCCATTTAATATGATGTATGAAACTCCAGATAAATTGAGATACGAAAATTTCAACTTCTCATTTATTATAGATGAAAAGATGAACAACTATCTCGAAATCTATAATTGGATTAAAGGTATCACGTTCCCACAGAACTACGATCAGTTCAAAGAAATAAATGAAAGTAAAGAAGGTAGATTTTCAGACATATCTGTTTTGGTATTAAACAGTAATAAAAATCCTTCGATCAATGTCACTTATCGCAATTGTTTTCCGATAAGTCTTTCGGAAATTACACTTGATACAACCTCTTCTGATTTAGTTTATCCAGAAGCAACTGTTACATTTCAGTATGACTATTACGAAATAGAACAGCTTTAAGTAGTTGACATTTAACAAAAAAATTATATAATATTTAAAATAGATTTTATAGTATGAGGCTTTGATGCAATTAGAAGAATTGAATGAGATGTGGGCGAAGGACGCCAAGATAGATGAAGCTCAACTGGGGCAGGAAGCTATCAAAATACCACAATTACATAACAAATATTATACGATTTACAGCAAAGAAGCTCTTCGGATGCGGAAATATAAATCCGATCTAAAAGAACTTGAGCACGCAAAATATGAATGGTACACTGGAACTATGGCAGAAGAGGATATGAAAGCCAGAGGCTGGCGTCCTAATCCTCTCAAAATTCTTCGAACAGATGTGAATAAATACATTGAGAGTGATAAAGATATTATCAACTTAAGTCTCAAGATCGACTATCACATGCAAATAGCAAATTATCTTGAGGATATTATAAAACAAATCAACAATAGAAACTTTATGATTAGAGCAGCTATTGATTGGGTAAAATTCCAATCCGGGGGATAATCTTTGTGCCAGATGTAGTAACAATTGAATATTTTAACGATGTATACATGAAAGTAACCGGCGATCCAGGCGTTAGACAAGAGCTATCTCAGTATTTTTCGTTCAGACCACCAGGCTATCAGTTTACACCATCATACAAGAATAGAGTATGGGATGGTTATATTCGCCTGTACAATCCAATGAGACCACTTCTCTATGCTGGGCTAATAGATTATGTAAAAAAATTCTGTGAAGACAGAGAATATGAACTCGTTCTTCCGGAGTCGATGCACCCAGAGACTGATGTTCCTGATGATTATGTTGAAGAACTTGCTCGTGAACTTAACGCTAAACTAAAACCACGCGACTATCAAATACAGTATGTTTTAAACGCACTTCGCAACAGAAGATCACTTTCACTTTCTCCTACTTCATCGGGTAAGTCGTTCATCATCTATCTTATCCAGCAGCACTACTATCGCGCGTTTGGGCATAGAACTCTTATCATTGTTCCTACAATTTCTCTTGTACACCAAATGGCGGGTGACTTTATTGACTATGGGTGTGATCCCTCTTTGATCTACAAAATTCAAGGTGGCGTTGATAAGAATACTTCTTCATCAATTGTTATATCAACTTGGCAGTCTCTGATACGTCAACCAAAGGAATGGTTTGATCAATTCCGAGTTGTTCTTGGAGACGAAGCTCACTTGTTTCAAGCAAAATCGCTTACAACAATTATGGAAAAATTGACTGATGCACCCTATCGTCACGGCTTTACAGGTACGATCTCTACTGATTCCAAAGTACATAGACTCATTCTTGAAGGAGTTTTTGGTCCAATTAAAAGGTTTGTTACTACGAAACAACTAATGGATGAAGGTACTGTTGCTGATTTTAAAGTAAAAGCACTTGTTCTTCAACACAGCAATGAGACGAAAGAAGTCTTTGCAAAGAACTTGAAAGAATTAAAAAAGAAAAATCCAACAAAAAAGAATTTGATTTACACTGCTGAGCGTGAATTCATTTTTGCAAATGAGAAGAGAAACAAATTTATTCAAAACTTGGTCCACTCTTTGGATAATCAAAACAATCTTATTCTTTTTGATTGGGTTGAAAAACATGGTAAGATCTTGGAACCTTTGCTTCGCAAAGAAGGACGAGTCCTACATTTCATTTATGGTAATACGCCTGGCGAAGAACGTGAACGCATTCGTCACATCATTGAAAATGATCCAGAAAAGAGACATGATATTCTTGCATCGTTTGGTGTTTTTTCTACTGGTGTTAGCATAAAACGAATTGACAACGCTATCTTTGCTTCTGCTTATAAAGGAGAGATTAAGACTCTTCAGTCCATCGGTAGAACGTTGCGCAAAGGAAATGGTTCTGACAAAGCTATACTATATGATATAACAGATGATCTCACGTTTGGTTCATTCACAAATTATACGTTGCAACACTTCAGAAAACGCATTGAGATCTATGGATCAGAACAGTTTCCATTCAGAATATATAATATAGATATTTGAATCATCCTTTAAGCTTTTATGGATGATAATCCAATTATAACACAACCAGAATATTTGTCAACTGATTCTTTTTGGTTGACATTTATTATTTGTTGTGTTATACTAGAAATAATTAAGAACAAAAGGAATTTCTTTATGACTATTCAAAAAAGAGTAAAAAAGAACTATATTAATAATAAGGACCTTTTTGAAGCACTTGTCCAGTATCAAAAAGACTGCAAAGAAGCAGAAAATTGTGGTGAAGAAAAACCAATTGTAACAAAATATATTGGCGAGTCAATCTATCAAATAGCTTCAAGACTTTCAACAAAACCAAACTTTTCTGGATATTCTTTTAAAGATGATATGGTGATGGATGGCATTGAAAATTGCTTACAATATATGCACAACTTCGATCCAGAGAAAACTCAAAACCCGTTTGCTTATTTTACACAAATTATTTGGTACGCGTTTTTGCGTCGTATTGCAAAAGAAAAAAAGCAGATGTACATACGATATAAGTCTTCTCACGAAATGATTTCAATGGGAGAAACTTATGAAGGCGGCCAAGAGATAGCTCTTTATCTAAATACGAGCGCAGACTATATCAACAACTTTATTGAAGACTATGAAAGCAAATTGATTAAAGGTAAAAAGAAAACAATAGACGAGGAAGAATAATGTTACCTGTCATAATTGAAGATTATATAAAGAATTTGACTAACAAAAATACGCATGCTGAAAGAAGACAATTTTATTACATTACGCTTATTAAAATACGTGATGAAGTCGGTAATGCAATTTCTAAATATGAAAAGGAAAAGAGCACTCGTAAATGAAAATAGCCTTACTTTGTGATTCGCACTTCGGAACACGCTCGGACTCTAAAGTATTTTTAGAACACCAGGCTAAGTTCTTTCAAGAGCAGTTTTTTTCGTATCTAGAACAAAATGAAATTGATACGATTATACATTTAGGAGATATCTTTGACCGACGCAAGTATATCAACTTTTATACTTTAAAACGTGCCAAAGAATTTTTCTTTGATGAGATGAAGAAGAGAAACATTGAAATGCATGCTATTCTCGGAAATCATGATACATTTTTCACTACAACAAACGAAATTAATTCAGTCGCTTTGCTACTTACCGAGTATGATAACATTCATATCTATGAAGATGAAGTTACTGAGTTGGATTTTGGCTCTACTCGTTTTGCAATGTGTCCGTGGCTTACAAAGGAAAACACAGAAAAAAATCTCAAAGCACTCAAGAATTCAAATGCTCATATTCTTTGCGCGCATTTTGATCTAAAGGGGTTCGAAATGATGAAAGGCGTCGTGAGCGATCACGGACTTGATCACAAGACGTTTGACCACTTTGAAGCCGTGTATTCTGGACACTATCATCATCAGTCTCAGTATGGGAATGTCAAGTATCTCGGAGCTCAGTACGAAATGAACTGGTCCGACTACGCTTGCAAAAAAGGATTTCATGTTATTGACACTGAAAATCGTGAGTTGACATTTATAGAAAATGATGTTAGAATATATCATAAGATTAATTATGACGACGTAGATCTTACTATTGACGATATTGCGTCTCTTGACACTTCAGCTCTGAAAGATTGTTATGTGAAGGTTGTAGTGAAAAACAGAACAAATCCTTATCTATACGATCTATTCTTGAACAGATTAAACGAGTGCGGCGCAGCAGACATCAAGTCCGTAGAAGACAATCTAAGTCTTTCAGAGTCTGGTGTTGAAGAAATGCTGGAAGACGCCAAGGATACAAAAGACATTTTGCATGCTTATATTGATTCTGTCGAAACGACGATCGAAAAATCTAAAATCAAGAAAGTAGTAGATCAATTATATCTAGAAGCACTTAATGTTTAAAGATGTATTATCACGTAATTTTAGGAACAAAACATATTGATTTGATCAAGGCCTCTTCACCAGAAGAGGCCATTCAAATTATCATTATGAAGTTTGGTTCTGCGTCAGTCTACTCGTGCAAACATGAGTACAAAGCAGTGAGGGCTTAATGCATATTCAATTCAATAAAATAAGATATAAAAATATTTTATCTGTAGGAAACCAATTTATTGAGATCGTTCTTAATAAGTCCAAAACAACGCTCATAAGTGGTGCAAATGGTACTTCAAAATCTACCTTTATTGAAGCTATTGTTTTTGCGTTGTATGGAAAACCATTTCGTCGAATCAACAAACCGCAATTGATAAACAGCATCAATCAAAAGGATCTTTTGGTTGAGCTGGAATTTATTATTGGCTTTGACAAATATCTGATCCGCCGTGGTATGAAACCTGGAATATTTGAAATTTGGAAGAATAATGATCTCGTAAATAAGGATGCTGCTACGAGAGACTATCAAGAGTATTTTGAGCAAAACATCATTAAAATGAGTTTCAAATCATTTTCACAGATTGTTATTCTCGGCAGCGCTACATATGTTCCATTTATGGAGCTTCCTGCGGGTCAGCGCCGAGAAATAATCGAAGACCTTTTGGATATTCAAGTTTTCAGCACAATGAATATTCTATTGAAAGAGAAAATCGCAGATAATAAAACTCAGATTACAGACAATAACTATTCCATTGATCTGTTGAAAACTCGTATTGAAGCTGCTAAGGAGCACAATGAGGAAATTCAGAGAATTAAAGAAACTGAAGTTGAAAAGATTAAAGGTAGAATTGAAGAAAATCTAAATACAATCGAGATTGAAAAACAAGTAATTGAAAAGTTAGAAACAGAAATTACTGAACTATCAACATTAATTACTGATAAATCAAAACAGAAGAAAACGTTAGAACAAGCTAAAAATCTTATATATGAACTAACATCAAAATATAAAAGTCATATGGATGAAATTTCATTCTATTCTAATCATGATAACTGTCCAACGTGTAAGCAAGGCATTGAACACGTATTCAAAGAACACGTTGTATCTGAAAAAACTGACAAGAACACAGAGTTACTCAGCGGTATCGATCAATTGAAAACACGTATTGAAACAGTTGAAACTAGATTGAGTGAAATCTCTGATGTCGAAGATCAGATACAAAAACTGCACAATACTGCAAACGAACATCGACTTCAGGTAAAGATTATGATCGGCCAATTAAAGTCATTCAAGAAAGAACTTGAAAGCGCAGAACGTGAAGTTGAAGAAATTGATCAAAGCAAGATACTCGAATTTACAAATGATTTAAAAACAAAACAGGAAGATCAGACGACGCTCTATGAGAATAGAGAAACCTTTGGAGTTGTCGGTGCAATGCTAAAGGACGGCGGAATTAAGACACGTATCATTCGTACGTATATTCCGATTATGAACAAACTTATCAATCAGTACCTTTCTGAGTTTGAATTGTTTGTTGACTTCAACTTAGATGAAAACTTTAACGAGACTATTAAATCTAGATTTAGAGATACTTTTTCATTCGCGTCCTTTTCTGAAGGTGAAAAGATGAGAATTTCTCTGAGCATTATGTTTACTTGGCGTGCAATCGCAAAGCTACGTAACTCAGTATCAACTAATCTTTTGATAATGGATGAAACTTTAGATGGCCCTTCAGACGCGGATGGTGTAGAATCATTGATTGACGTTCTGCACAAAATGAACAATAATGACAATATCTACATTATATCTCATAGAGGCCAGCAGTTCTCAGAAAAGTTTGATGACCACATTCGTTTTGAAAAAATCAAAAACTTCACGCAAATCGCTGCTTGAAGTTGACATTCTACATTTTATGATATATGATAGACCAATACAAGTCTAGGAGTGATTTATGAATTCATTTTATACTAACATTGAGCGGTTCGGCAATACTTTACTTTGGCGTGGATACGAGAATGGTAAAGCATTCATGCGTAGAGTCAAGTATAAACCAACCCTTTATACTACAACTCGAGGCGATACCGAGTATCGATCAATGATTGATCATAAACCGCTCGAAACGCGCAAGTTTGACACAATGGCTGACACAAAAGATTTTATTGAGCGATATAAGGATGTCCATGGTATTGAAATATACGGCAATACAAACCATATCGCTTCTTTCATTCAGGAACAGTATCCTGGTCAGATTCAATATGACATGAGTCTCATCAATATCGTGATGTTTGATATTGAATACGATACTACGACCGGTTATACTACGACGGATGAAGCAGAAAAGCCAATCAATTCGATTGCGTTTAAGTCTTCAAAAAACGATACGTATTATCTTCTTACTTTAAAAGGATACGACAAGTCAAAGACTATTACTGGCATTGATCCAGATAAGATTCATCATATGTCTTTTGAAAAAGAAACTTCTCTTCTTTCTCGGTTTGTTCAACTTTGGACTAATGATTATCCAGATATTGTAACTGGTTGGAACGTTGAATATTTCGATATTATGTATATTATCACTCGTATTAACAAACTATTCGGTGAAGAAAAGGCTAAACAGCTTTCACCTTGGGGCAACATTCGCAAAACTTCGCGCGAAATCTTCGGTAAGATGCAGTCCACATATCAAATATCTGGTGTAGCTATTATTGACTATATGGACGCTTTCAAAAAGTTTGGATATAAGTATGGTCCGCAAGAATCATACAAGTTAGATCATATTGCTCACGTTGTTCTTGGTGAAAAGAAACTCGATTATTCAGAGTATGGTTCTCTTAGTGAACTCTATATTCAGAACCCACAACTATTCTTTGACTACAACCTAAAAGATACTCATCTTATCGAATTAATGGAAGAAGAAACTGCTCTTCTATCTCTTGTTATGACTGTTGCTTATGGTGGCGGAGTTAACTATGGCGAAGCATTCGGCACAGTTGGTATTTGGGAAACAACATTGTATCGCAAACTAATGGGAAAGAAACTTATTCCGCCGCTAAAGCGTGGCCCAGGCGATAGAGCAGGTGAACTTGTTGGTGGTTACGTTAAGGATCCAAAGGTTGGTATGCATTCTTGGATTGTTTCATTTGACCTTAATTCACTGTATCCTCACTTGATGCTTCAATATAACATGTCACCTGAAACCTACATTCCAGACGAGCGTGAATACGTTTCTCAGGAAATGGTTCTCGAAGATAGATTTAAAAACACGAATTCTGATCGTTCCGTGTGCGCTAACGGAGCTTGCTTCTCAAATAAGCAACTCGGTATTATTCCAGAAATCATTGACGAATACTATGGCAATCGTTCTAAAATCAAAAAGCAGATGCTTGCAGTTGAGCAAGAAATGGAAAATGAAAAAGACAAGGTTCGCAAAGCAGATCTTAAACGCCAGATGACTCAGTTGCACAATGCTCAGATGGCTATCAAGATTGCTATGAACAGTTTGTATGGTGCGACCGCAAACATATATTTCCTCTATTATATTAACGATATGGCGGAAGCAATCACGACAAGCGGCCAGTTATCTATTCGTTATGCTCAAAAATCTGTAAACGCGTATCTTAACAAAATTCTTAAAACAGAAAATAAAGACTATGTTATCTATATCGACACCGACTCTATCTATGTCGATATGTCAAAGCTTGTTGAAATGTCGTTCGGAACCACAAACATTACAAGACAACAAGGTGAAGAATTCCTTGACAAAGTCTGCCGCGAAAAGATTGAAGCAGTTATCGCTCTCGGATATGAGAACCTTGCGAAAAAGATGGGTGCGTATCGAAACGCAATGTCTATGAAGCGTGAAAAGATTACTGATAAAGCTGTGTTCGTTGCTAAGAAACGCTACATACTGAATGCTCTTAACTCAGAAGGTGTTCACTTCGCCAAACCAAAGATTAGCGTAACTGGTATCGAGTCTGTTCGTTCTTCAACTCCTGAAGTCTGCCGAGAAAAGCTTAAAGAAGCCTTTGCGGTTATTATGAACGGCACTGAAAAAGATACACAGCAATTCATCGAACAATTCAGACAAGAGTTCTTTACTCTTCCCGCAGAAGATATTGCTAAGATTTCTGGCACTGACAACATCGAAAAATATATGGAAAACGGAACATACAAAAGAGGATGCCCTATGCATGTTCGTGGATGTATTCTTTACAATAACTTCTTGAAAGGTAAAGGTTTAGACAGCCGTTATCAAACAATTCAAAGTGGAGATAAGATTAAATTTGTTTATCTCAATCTTCCAAATCCAATTCGTGAAAATATGATTTCTTTCCCCAACGTTCTTCCAAAAGAATTTGCTATTGAGAAATACATAGATTATGAAACACAATTCGAAAAAGTATTCTTGAGTCCAATCGAAAATATTCTTGGTGCCGTTGGTTGGGCTTCTAAGAAGATAGACACAATCGAAGATTTCTTTTCATAATAAAGAATTGAGAATGACGTTAAACACACAACGATACTTATAATAGATAACTGAAAGGAAACTAAATGAGTAATGACTGGGTCAAAGATATTCATGAAATGCATGCTCACTATGGTATGCATGAAAAATTTGCTGAATTTGACAATGAAAAGAAAAAACTGTTCCTAGAATTTAGAACAAGATTTCTTCAAGAAGAACTCGACGAACTCAAAGAAAACATTAACAACCCTGAGGAAGTAGTTGATGCTCTGATCGACTTATGCGTGGTTGCTATTGGTACTCTAGACGCGTATGGCATTGACTCTCATAAGGCATGGGACGAAGTTCTTAGAGCAAACATGAACAAACGTGTTGGAGTAAAACCTGGACGTTCTAACCCACTCGGACTTCCTGACCTTATGAAACCGGAAGGTTGGACTGCGCCGTCTCATGAAGGAAACCATGGTAACCTTCCAAAATAATTTAATAAAAATGAAAAAAAGGGTTTACAAGACTCCTTTTTTAGTTTATACTGATTCTATAAGGTAAAACAGAGAGAATCAAAATGACCAAGTTTGCTAAATTCGACCGTACCAATCTGAATGCTCTTCGTGCTGAGATGAGCGCTCTCTTGAGCAAGTACGGTGTTGACTCGAACCTTGAGTTTGAAGTCGGTAACATGAAGTTCAGCGAAGCTGAAGTTGAGATTAAAGTCAAAGCAAAAGTCAAAGGTGCCAAGACTTTCACTAACGTGATCCTTGAGTCTCGTGCTGCTGCTCTCGGCTTGAAGCTGAAGAACAAAGCAGGTGACGAGCTCGTTGACTATAACACTCGCGCTCACAAGATGCCGTTCGTCTATCGGTGTGGTAACACCGGTAAAATGTTCAAATGCGACGATCGTACTGCAAAAATGCGGTTTGCTGCTTAATCAAAGTAAAAAAAGGACTTCTAATGGGTAAACATATCAAAACTCAACTGGACTACGATCTAATCGAAACTCTTGCACAGGAGTTGCATCAAGTGGATCCAGATAATGCTAAACTGAAACACTATCTGGCAATGGATAACTTTGAAGGTGGAGAGCTGCGCAAAGCGGTTGCAAAGGTCAAAAAAATAACTGTTGACGCTGCTCAACAACAGTGTATAGTAATACTGTAAGCAACGGAGAATCATCATGAGTGATCAATACACAATAGAGAACCGCAGCAAACTTGAGGCTTATCTCGCAACCCACAGCTTACCTAGTGGGCTTGGAAACGAGGAAAGTGCTTGCACTGTTGCAGCAATCAATCTCGCAATCACGGGCAAGCTCACGGATAAAATCCCAAGCTGTATGTCTTTGGTGCTTGGCCGGACTACTATTCGGATGCAGGACTGGATGCCTGATCAAATGCGTAACAGCAAACGGTATAAGCGTTTAATCCCTGACATGCCGGGAACTGGTCGAGAGCGTGAGACTGAACGTCTTGCGGTGCTGATGGACTGGATGTGGACTGTTGTTTTACCACAGTTACAGCCCTTAGCAGACAATCACGGTTTTGGGCCAGCATGGAGAAACATGTGCGAGGTTAAGACTCCTGCTGCTGCTGCTAATGCTGCTGAGGCTGCTGCTGCTGCTAATGCTGCTTGGGTTGCTGGTATTGCTGCTGCTCGTGCTGCTGCTCGTGCTGCTCGTGCTGCTGCTAATGCTGCTGCTAATGCTGCGGACCGGCTGCACCGGCTACACGCCGCTGCTAATGCTGCTGAGGCTGCTGCTGCTGCTGTTGCTGCTCGTGCTGTTGATGCTGAATTTTGGGAGGTTGTAGACCCAATTTGTGTGCTTGAGCGCATGACGTATCTTGGTGAGGGGGAAAGGTGATGTATGGATTTGGTCTGGGCGCGAGGGGTATCTGATGCCGAACAATGTGAGCGTTTGCCGGAACTGCCGAGGCGAGGGTTGGTTTTTCGACACCACTTATGACCGCTGCGGAGCGTTGGCCAAGTGCGACAGGTGTCATGGCTCGGGCCTGAATGACGAAGCAGTCAAAAGTATTATCGGCAACGCCTTTGACCCATATCTTTTGCCGAAGCCAAAGGAGTAAGTCGTGAGAATGCAAATGAGTGACGAAGAACTGGTGAAGCGATTAGATAATCTCTGGACAATGCTTGAAGAGGATGGCCACTATGTAAAAGCAAACACCGTCTCACTTGCAAAAGAACATATTGAATATCTTGAAAAGAAGCTAAAACTTCTTGAGAAGACTGATATGTATCTTAAGACCAACTATCCTGAACATACCGGATATTACTTCATCTGTGGTGAAGGTGGAACAAAGGATGGCAATGGTCTTCCTGAACGTCTGCACGTCTGTCCTGCTTATGGAGCAGCCTGGATGATGCTATATACAAGAACTGATAAAACATCTGGACCGGAGTATTGAAATGACCAAATATGCAATCGTAACTGCTATCTCGTCTTACCGTATACGGTATTGTATTCCTGTAGATGAACTGCAGGAATTGAACGTTGAAGTTCCCGTCGAAGGACGTGAGATCGAATGGGCTGAAGACTGTGTTACTTGTAACGAGGTAGTAGAGTTTTCTCAGAAGCACATCGGTGAGACTATCATCGACTCAGAGATTCTTACAGAAGAACAGATGCTCGAAAAGTTTGATGCTGATAATGACTATCTTACAGACTGGACTCGTGAGAAGAAGATTCAATACGTTCGCGATTGGAAAAATATTTCTTAAAAAATTCATTTCAGCGCACTTTCCTATTTACATTCGTTTAGAATCAGTATAGATTGATAATAGGAAAAGGAAAGGAACCATCCTATGACTCGCACTTCTGCTTATCGCTTCACTGTTCGTATGGTTGACGGTCAAGTTGCTCCTGAGGACCAGGCGTCAGTTGACGGTCTGCGTACCGTTGTCAAGCTTGGTAACGCTGCTTTCGGTACCACTCAGTATGTCAAGCTACAGGGCCGCGGTCATCGTCGTGGCGTTTATCAATACAATCAATCGCTTCCTCTTCCTTATGCTACGTCTGCTGATGTCTACGTGTATACTCGTAACCGCTAATGTCTCTGCAAACAAATCTCACACTCGTAAAATTGCTCCTGGACGATATTCGTTCGGGAGCAAAGTACAATTCTAATGATACAAAAATGCTTAGATACACTCTAAGCAACATTTATAACGCAGCTCTTCATAAAAAGCTTGGTATCGAAAAAGATATCGAAAGCCCAGATTATGTTTATATGTCTGAGAGATTTAAACAAAAATGGGAAGACCTAGGTAAGCCGCCGGGTGGCAGTACTCTTAGAAAGATAGGTATTCATGAGCATGTTATACCTTTCAATATTCTTATGAAAAGAATGGTAGTAGAATGTTCTGATGAAGATTCTATCTATGAATTCGTAAGTAGATGCAATATGCTCGTGTTTGTTACGAAAGAAGAAGATAGTGATTTAAATTCCGCCGGATATCAAAGGTCTCTACCAAAAGACGGCAAAGATAGATACGAAGAAGTTGGTATCAAAATTCATCCTGAACCAGTATTATACAAAAATTTTGGAAAACACAAGAAATGAAACTATCTGAAGTAACTAAAGAAATACATGTTTGGATCGCAGAAGATATTTTTGCGTTAGCAGACTTGTGTAGAAAAAAGAAAAACATTCTTGACGATAAATCTTACTACAGTTACTATCGCAGTCGAATTGGTATGATCGGCAACGCCTTTCATAGCAGCAAAGCAAATGTTGTTCTACCATACATGACAGAAGAAGCATCAAAGCTTAAATCCGGAAATAGAACGAATGAGCACGTGAATTCTAGACTTCGTCGCGCAAGACAGATTCTCGACAGAGTAATTGCAAATCCTAACATTAGGTTTGAAAGAATTGTTGCGTATGTAGTAGACTCTTGCAAGGTCGTGCAGACTACAAACGAAGAAAACAAGCGTCTTGAGAAACGTAGGAGGAACCATCTGAATGACGGTAACAAAACAATTCCATGGCGATACCTGTATAAACTTGAAAATTGTATTTTGATAGATCGTGATCTAAACGAATATAGAAAATATTACTATATGATTGAAGGTATTCGATACGACTCTGCTACTGAAGTTGCAGAAGACTATGAAATTACTCCGGCAGAAGTTGACATGCGTGCTCTAAATAAAAATTCTTGTCATGATTGGACTAAACACTCTATCGAAACTAACGAGCAAGTGTTTCGTAAAAAGTATCCTACAAAAAAGAAATCAAAAAGCAAAAAGTCACAAAAATATGTTTACATGATCAGTGGCGTATTATATAATGCTAATGAAGCGACTACTAAATACAACATCACTCATTCTACTCTGATTAGTCGCTGTAAGGCAAAAACTAAATATCTAGACTGGAAACAATTTGAAAAAGAGGCAGCATGATTTTAATCATTGAAGGCATGGATCGTTGTGGTAAAACCACTCTTATATCCAACCTGAGAAAAAACTATTTCAGCAATCATAAAGTAATCGTACATCATTCATCTGCTCCGCCGAAGTGCGTAGCGGATAAAAATACATGGGAGGTAGATCATTATACAGATCTTGCAAAGACCTTTCATCGCCTCTCAGCAAACGACGGTTACGATATCATATGTGATCGCTTTCACCTTGGTGCAATGGTTTATGGTATGCGATATCGTGGACTCCAACCTCATACAATCTTTGAAGTTGACCGCGATGTAATTTCCTGCAGAGAAGAAAAGAAGATTGCTTTAATTCTTCTAACTGACTATGCAGATGCTATTATGGCAAGAAACGATGGCGAGTCTATCGAAACAACAACTAAAGAGTTTGAAAGTACTCGAACCGAGTTTACAAATTTCTTTAACTATTCAATGATACAAAACAAACTACACATAAATATTACTGATAATGGTGGTTTTCAAAGCACGTATCCTCGAGTAGAAGCATTTTTGGATAATCTATCAAATGAATAGATTGTTAGAAAAACAGTTAGGCGACGATGCTGAATACGTAGTAAAAGAATTCTTTGCGCAAAAAGGATATGAATTTATTTTATCCGAAAATAAGTACGATGATAAAAAAGATGCAATATTAATTGCAAATAATGAACAGTATCAAGTTGAGATAAAGCTTGAGACAAGATACAAAAAGTTCAATTCGTTTACAATTCCAATTGAGTATAGCAATCAACTAAGTAAGTGCGCCAATGTTGACATGCTCATCTTTTGTCAACGCCCTACTCAAGATGATCCGACCTTTAAGATCTATCAAGCACCACCAGTCGGTCAAAGATTTTTTGAAATCAAACAAAATGAAATAGACAAGCGGCATGTAGCTCACTTTTTTATTGACAAAATGAAACTTATTGGTAAAATAACTAATAAGGAAATTATAGAAAAATACATGGTAAGAAAGGCATACTAATGCAAAGAGTTTCTGATATTCGAGCAAAGCTCATTCAAAAGTATCGTGATCAAGACTTTGTGACTGATAAGACCGGTGTTAAAACCATCGAGTTGATCGGCGAGTCATTTATTGCTGATGAAGACTGGATCATTCGTAAACCAAACTACGAATACATCGAACGTGAACTCGAATGGTATGAGTCGCAATCGTTGTATGTAGAAGATATTCCTGGTGAGACTCCTGCGATCTGGAAAAATGTTGCTTCAAAACATGGTCGTATCAACTCGAACTATGGTCATCTCATTTGGTCTAATGAAAATCATAATCAATATGAAAATGTTCTTACTGAACTTTTGAATAACCCTAACAGCCGCCGTGCTGTCATGATCTACAATCGTCCTTCCATGCATACTGACTATTACGAAGACGATATGTCTGACTTCATCTGCACCTATGCAAACACATTCCTTATTCGTGACGGTAAACTTATCAGCCACTATCTGATGCGTTCGAACGATGCAGTGTTCGGCTATGACAACGATGTTCACTGGGCAATGCATGTTCAGAAGAAACTCGCAGCAGACCTTAGAGTTGGAGTCGGTGATCTCATCTGGACTGCAACGAACCTGCATGTATACGAGCGCCACTTCAAGTTCATCGAAGAGTTGATGGATGCGTGATATAGGTGTAACTTATACTATCTCTGCACCACCCGAACCTGCTTGGAAGTGCCAACTAATAAACGGCGTATATTGGAACTTAGAAGAAGGCAAGCAACCAAACGCTTTTCATCGCTTTATGCAGAGACTCTTCTTTGGAATTAAATGGAGTAAGATAAATGATTGATAGTAAATGGGACAACCGCTTTATGAAACTCGCGCGCGAGATCTCAACTTGGAGCAAGGATCCTTCGAGCAAGATCGGCGCAGTGATCATAAATGATGAGCGTCGTATCCTCGCGACCGGTTATAACGGGTTTCCTCGTGGCATCGAAGATACCGAGGAGCGTCTTAACGATCGTGAACAAAAGTATCCGCGTATCGTTCATGGCGAGATGAATGCTCTGATGAATGCGCTCTACAGTGGTGTATCCGTTAAAGACGCAACGATCTACGTCTGGGGTCTGCCGATCTGCTCTGAGTGCACTAAGTCGGTCATTCAATCCGGTATTAAACGAGTCGTAATCACATACCCTGAATACGCTCCTGAGAAATGGCAGAACCAGTGGAATGGAATGTCCAAGCCGATGTATCAAGAAGCGGGTGTCTCGATTACATACGTCAATGAAAAGCATTGGAGCTTTGAATAAACCAAAACTAAATTGTAAAAAATTTGAAAAAAATGTTCTAGAAGATTGTAAACGATTTATTCTGTCGGCATAAATACGCTCGCAACAACATGAAGGATTATATGATGAAACGTGGTGACATATTAGTTACGGGCGCATACGGATATATTGGTGCTCATATCTGCAAAGAGGCATACGAGAACGGCTTCAATGTCTATGCAATAGATATTAACACTTCAAAAAATAATATATCTAAATATTGCAAAGACATAAAGATAGTCGACATTCGAAAGGACGCAGAATTTTTTCAGCATAAAGAGTTTTTTGAAAAACATTTTGATGCTGTAATACATTGTGCTGCTCTTATCTCAATCGAAGAATCAGTAGAAAAACCTCACATCTATTATGACACAAATGTAAATGGTGTTTTAAAAACAATACTGCACACAAAATGCGATAATTTTATTTTTGCTTCTACTGGTGGAGCTTTTGATCCTATTTCGCCGTACTCTAAATCTAAATTGATTGCTGAACATGTAGTCAAAACGATGTGCAGCAGCTTCAATATTTTTAGATTCTTTAATGTAGCAGGAAACAATGGTGAGTTTGGACAGATCTGTAAACCAAGTCATATCATGCATATCGCAGCTCAGGTAGCTGCAGGCAAAAGAGATAAAATGGTGATCTTTGGGAAAGATTATAACACTTTTGATGGCTCGTGTGTGCGCGACTACGTGCACGTGCAGGATCTTGCAGAAGCAATAGTAAGAAGCATATACGAACCTCTCAATTCAGAATATGAGTGTGTTGGTTCCGGTTCTGGATACTCTAACATTGAAGTTGTAGACGCGATGAAAAAAGCTTCAGGACAAGATTTTAAAGTCGAATTTGGAGAAAGAAGAAAGGGAGATCCAGACTTTCTGAAAGTAGATCGTCCTTCTGAATTTGTAGAAATAAAAAGATCCATTGAAGATATGTGTTATTCTGCTTATTTGACGGAAATGAAAAATGGCTAAGGGACTCAGTGATATATACGTTGGAGTAAATAAGTCCGACCCGAATAGAAGGGATAACGATTTTTATCCAACACCACCAATAGCAACATATGTTCTTCATAAATACTTCGATCTGCCAAAGAACATTATGGAACCTTGCGCAGGTAGAGGAAACATATCAGTCGAACTGGAAAGATGCGGATATAACGTAACTTCCTTTGATCTCCACAAATACGACAATCTTCTAACTAAAGTTAGTGACGGTCAAGATTTTATGAGTCTTTCTCGTCAGCCAGAAATAGAAGCAGTAGTTACAAATCCACCATATCACAAAGATCTTCCGAGAAAGATGGCGGAAAAATCCGTATCGGAATATCCTGTTACAGCAATGTTTCTTCGTCTTACATTTCTTGAGGGAAAGAAACGAAAAAAGTTGTTTACAAATTCTAAACCAAGTGATATAATAATACTATCTGATCGAGTAAAATTTGAAAAGAATATAATTGAACCGATTGAAAAGAAAGATCAAATTGGTGGTATGATTAGTTACGCTTGGTTTATTTGGGATAAACGACGTGACAACATTAATACCCGTCTACAATGGGTGACTCTTGAAAATGAATATGACGAATGGAACAATCATTTTTTGGCGTACAAACAACAGTATTTAAATAATTTGCTATGAGGTAAATACAAAATGTCTAAACAGAAAATACTTATTACTGGTTTAAATAAAAATCAGTGCACTAAAGATTACTTTTTGACTCAAGAACTTCAGGTTGTTCCATCACATTACTCACTTATCCGTAGTCTCGAGGATATGGGTTATGCGGTAGAACAGAGGCCCGTTGTTCTTGGAGAAGATCTATCTGGATATGCTGAAGTAATTCTTTATATTCATAGTATACAAGCATTCTGTCAATTTCTATGGGCAGGTCTTTATACAATGACAGCAAGACCAGATTGTATCATCGCTTTTGATGATTGGCAGTTTAATCAGATCATGTATTCCTTTAAGCAATATCGTAAAGATCTTACTGAAAAGGAAGACAAAGTTTTTAGACAGTATCTCTTCGATCTTTGGCAGGGCAAGGAAGACCAAGAGACTGTTATGAAGTACAAGCAAAACTATATGGATGCTTGCGATCTTATTCTCGAAAAAAATAATCGTATTTTGGTTTCGGCTTTTGCAGGAGGTGACATCGGTCTTCTCGATCTTGGTTGGAATAAGGATAAGATTTTTACGTACAATCCAAACCCATATCATCTGAATAGAACTTTTGAAAATAATTATGGTAAAGAAGAGGATCTTTTTTCTTTCTTAGATGGATACGATCGTGTAAAACCAGAAGAAAAAGTGCGTCAATGGAATTTTGCTTCGTTGGTTCAGGAAAAAACAAGAAAGTGGCTAGAAAAACAAAAAGTTTCTTGGGATATTAACTACTACGGAGCACGTAGAGGAGAATTCAAGTCCGAAAGAAAGACTGAACCTGATATGTGCAGAGTATATGAAGAGCAATGGGGTTGTTTGATGCCAGGATATTTCCATGCAGGATCTGGTTGGTGGAGAGCTAGACCGCTGCAGGTTGCAGACGCTGGATCGATTATCATCGGTGATGAAAAGGAAATGAACGTTTACTATCGAGATTCGTATTTGTCTTCTCTTAAGGCTTCAGATATCGAAAACATGGATCTAACTCAACTAATTCAGACCGCTGCAGCACAAAAAGAAGCGATCTATGCAAACCATCCTATTGATAAGAAAATTCAGCAAGAAGAACTAAAACGCATTATTGAGGCTACTAAGTGAAAAACGCTCTAATTATTACAACTCGTGCATTTTCTTCTGACTTTAAGTCACTCTATGAACAGATGGCTTTCCTTAAGGAAGAATATGATAACATCTATTTGGTGCATGCATATACCACAGATAGAATGAGAAAGTTTGTGGAAGAAACTGCTAGAATTAAGATTGCGGCAGACTTTAGTATTTCAAGCCACGTTGATGATGTAGGTAAGAAATGCATTTACAAAAATTGGGAAGAGTACTATGATAACTTAGATATTTCTTTCTTAAAAGATATTCATATCGACGACGTTTGGATGTTCGGAGCTCCTCTAAGTGAGGGTGGACATTTGAAGCGCGGTGCTCTCGGTCTAAGTAAAAACTTTAGAAAAAATTCCTATATGAATTTTTTAAGTGTTTCTAAATACTACATCATAAGTTATATTGCTTTAAAAATAGCAAATGAAAAGAAAGCTTTCTATCGTGAAATCTGTTACGATCCAGGCGAAGCATCAGTAAATGAAATTACTGAACAAAAAATTATGCCTACACAAGGATTTGAAGTTTATCACGGTTACGACATTGATATGTATGGTATGAAAAAACATTCATCATATCAATATGGACTCAAGGCTGTGGGCAAAACATTCCCGTTTGCTTCTAAAGACTACGATGTAACATTTGGATATTCCTTTATGACTAAAGAAAGAAAAAATGATCACGAATTGATGCAAAAAGTTTACTCTGATATTCAGGGAAAAGTCAATGGAAATCTTCTTTACAGATCAAAGAAAGATGATCATGATTCTTTAGTTGGTAAAGACGCGTATATGTGCTTGATCGCAGAATCAAGATATACATTTATCATACCGGCATATATGAAAGGTGCCTTCTCATGTTTGCGCTTTATTGAATCGATATTCTATAATTGTCTTCCTCTAGTTTTTGATCATTGCGTCTATGAAGAATTCTTTGAATCTTATAACATAGATAAAAGTATCTATGATGAAATCATTGTAAATCAAGATAATGTGCTAGACAAACTTACCAATATGACTGAACAAAGACGCGTTGAAATTATTGAATATATGAAGGAGAAACTATTCTGATGAAGAATATTCTTGTTGTCGGTGCTGGTTTTTCCGGTGCTACTATTGCTCGTGAACTAGCAGAGTCTGGATATAAAGTCTGGGTGTTTGAATCGCGTAATCATGTTGCCGGTAACGCGTATGATTATGTAAATGAACATGGTATTCGTGTACATCAATATGGACCTCATTTGTTTCATACGAGCAATCAAAATGTGTTTAAATGGCTATCTCGGTTTACAGAGTGGATTCCTTACAAGCACAAAGTAAAAGCTCAACTTGAAGATGGCAGATATGTTACTCTACCAGTAAATAAAGAAACAAAAGAAATCGTTGGAAATGAAAATGTTCTTGATATTTTCTTTCGGCCTTATACAAAAAAGATGTGGGGAGTTTCATTAGATGAGCTTAACCCAGAGATTATTAATCGCGTTCCAACTCGTGACGATATGAACGAATTCTATTTCCCTGATGACGTGTATCAATTTATGCCAAAAGATGGATACACAAAGATGGTAGAAAATATTCTAGAACATCCAAACATTACCGTAAAACTAAACACGTACTATGACCCAGACATGGAAAAAAATATCGGAATATTTGATCATGTTTTTAACTCTATGCCAATTGACCAATACTTTAACTTTAAGCACGGGCATTTGCCATATCGATCTATACGGTTTGAAACAGTAACTATTCCAATTCCTCGTGCTCTTCCTACTACTACAGTAAACTTTACTCACGATGGACCAAAAACCAGAGTAACTGAATGGAAAAATATTCCTAACCATGGAGACAATAAATACTTCACAACACTGACTTTTGAAGAGCCATGCGATTACAAAAATAATAACATGGAAAGATACTATCCTGTAAAAGACAGAGATGGTAAAAACAGAGAGTTGTACGAGAAATACAAGGCAGAACAACCAGAAAATATGACCTTTATCGGTCGTTGTGGTCTATATGCGTATCTTGATATGGATCAAGCAATTAATTCTGCGATGGCAATATCTAGAAAATTTTTGAATAAGGAATAATTATGAAACACGCTGGAATTATCCCTCTCATCGGTGGTGAGATACTTGCCTCAGAAGAAGCTTATGGAGTCAGACCAGAATATCTACTCACATATTCTGGATTTATGAACAATGAAAAACATCTAATACACAGATACAAGTCTCAGGGGTACGATATTCCGTATCATATTTTGGATCAAACAGAGTTATCTTCACTTAATCTTCCACAGATTGACGTTATGTCTTCTGTCTGCCCGTGTGCTGGTCTAAGCAACTATCATAATGCGTATGGTGAAGAAAATCAAAACAACCAATGGTTGGAAAAGACTACACAACTTGTACTGAATGAGGTGAAACCAAAGGTTCTTTGGGGAGAAAACGCGCCTGCTCTTGCTACAAATGTTGGAAAGTTTATGAAGAACAAAATGATTGACATCGCAGACAAAGCGGGTTATAATATGTCCATATACATGACTAAGTCTCTTAATCACGGGAATCCACAAATTAGACGTAGAACTTTCTACTTCTTTTGGCAGAGAGAACATTTTAACAATTCTATTCCAGTGTTTGAATACTATTCGCGACAGCCTGTTAACATCCGCGAGTACCTTATTGATATTAAGACTAATTTTCAGACAGATGTTATTAGTAAGAAAATTCCATCTAAGGACGATATATACTACCGTTACTTCCTAGAAGTTGTAAAAAATGGCATGTCACATAAAGATTTTTCAGAAGAAATTTCAAAGGATCCAAATTTTACAAGCCCATTCTTTAATGTAGAATTTGAAATGGTCAATCGTATGGGAGTTACATATGAGACCATTGGCGAATGGATGAAGGAACAAGGCAATCAAAGAGAGGCTGATCGTTGTCTAAGACGACACGTAAAGTTAAAAAGTGGTAAGGGAGTAATGTGGCGAGGTACAGTTATTCCTGTAAGATACATCGGCGCGTTCGTTGTTCACATGCCTTACGTAGTTGCGCATCCAACTGAAGATAGATATCTGAACTATCGTGAAGCAATGACGATTATGGGTCTACCACAGGATTTTGAACTACTTGATCCAGAAGACTCGACTAATCACATCTGTCAAAATGTTCCCTATTATACTGCGAAAGATATGGCTACTGAAGTAAAGGCTGCAATTGAAGGAAAAAGAAATATGGAAAAGGCATCATTCATGCTTCAAGACAATTTAGCAAAAAATATTAGAGAAAAAGTTTCTAACGCTTCTATTATGGATTTTATGTGATGAAATATCTTTTTATAGACTTTGAAACTATGGGTCAAAACGTACATGACTGCGCAGTGATAGACTGCGCAGCCATTTGTATAACAACTGAAAAAATGTTATCATCTGATCCTTATAACTTAAGGGATATAGTAAACGTAAATAAGTTTAAGTTGTCTATTAAGGATCAGGTTGAAAACTATAACTCTAAAGTATATGAAGACACAGTAAAATTCTGGTCTACAGTATCAGAAGAAGCAAGAAAACATATCAAACCTCTTAAAACAGATCTTACTGTAGAAAATTTTGTAGAGGATTTTTTGAAATATCTTATTGACTGCGGTAAGATTGATTATTGGTGGTCTAGATCAAATACATTTGATCCTGTTCTACTCGCTCGCATCTTTGATTCTGCAAATAAATACAATCATATGAACGCGTATCTTCCTCACTGGAAAATTAGAGATATTAGAACGTTCATAGATGTTAAATTAGATTTTCCTAAAAAGAATGGTTTCGTCCCAATTCAGGATGAAGAAAAATGGAAAAAAGTTTTTGTAGAACACAATAGTTCTTGGGATGTTCTTGCCGATGTTTTAAGAATGCAGGCCGTTTTAAGAGCAGAGAATGATTTGGAGCAAGTGTAATGTCTAAAAAAGTATTAATAACAGGTTTAGCAGGATTTATTGGATTTCATACTGCAAGAAAGCTTAAGTCACTAGGTTATAAAGTGTGTGGCCTTGATAATTATAATGATTATTACGAGGTAGAATTAAAAGAAGCTCGTACTCAAGAGTTAGCTAAAATTGATATTGATGTTAAAAGATGCGACCTTCGAGACGCTAAAATGACATATGAGTTTGTTGAAGAACAGAAGCCAGATCTTGTTATACATCTTGCAGCTTACGCTGGAGTAAGACATTCTTTTAATAACCCAATGGAGTACATAGAGAATAATATATTAGGTACACAGAACTTAATT